TTTTTGTCTTTGCTTTTGTTTTTGTGTGGTGGGTGCGTGGGGTGGGGGGTGGGGGGGGGGGGGTGGGGGGGGGCAAGTGGCGTGCCGTTTGGCACTTGTTTTTCAGGGATTTTTGAACGTGCGGAAAAGTTTTGTAGTGGTTGGCGGGCTCATTGGTGGCAAGTCGGGCGGGTAATGTACGGGCGTATCGTTTGGGGTCAAACGGATTTTTGGGGCCAGTTTTCCGGGTGATTTCTGTCTCGATTGTGCACGTCGGCAAGACGGTACCCACGTCGGTAGGTTGTGTCAACCAAGAAAACGGGCGAGCGTGCCGAGAACAAAGTCAATCGAGTGAGCGATCGTCTGGGCAAGCTCGCTCGAGGTGCCCAGTTCTTGGCCGAGCCGAATGCAGAGCAGCGAGTGGATCGCGGCGTTCCAGGTGCGTGGCATTGTGTCCTCCGTGACGTTGAAAGAAGCGCCACCCGTTTGGCAGCTTGCGGCAGGCCGGGCGGCCCCACCTTTGTTCAGCGTTGCCCGCCGGCCCAATTGCCGGCGGGCTTGGCGGCTCAGGCCGCCTCCAGGGCCTGGTGGATCGCGGCCAGCACCGCCTGGCAGCCGTCCTCGTTGCCGGCGGCCCGCATCTCGGCGGCCACCTTGCAGAGACGCTTCAGGTTCTTGACGCTCGTGTCGGCCTTCGTGTTGTTCTTGGTCTTGGTCATTGTCAGGGTTCCTTTCGTGGTTTGTCGCGGCTCACTCGTCCGCGTCATGCCAGTATATTACCGACATCGGTAGGATGAGTCAAGGGGCATGAGGAAAAAAACGAAAAACCGCGTTTTCGCGGGCAAAAGCCTAGTTCCCGGTCGAGGTGGACACTTGGGAACGTGAGAAAAACGGGGTCAAGTGTCGGGCTGAAAGCCGCCGGGAGCGGGGCCTGGCGTGAGGCCGGAGTCACGGGCCTTGCGCCGAACCTTGGCTAGCCGCTTCACCTCGTCAAGGTCGAGGACCAGGGCGCGAGCCCCAAACTTCTGCGACCACAGCAACGCCGGACCACCTCGCTCTGGCTTGCGGCAGAGCTGGCGAACGCGCCCCATCGTGCAGCCGAGGATCTCGGCCGCCTCGCGGCAGCTGCACAACGTGCGATTCGGCTGTGGTTTTAGGGCCATAATCATGCCTCCAATCCTACCGACAACGGTAGAAAAGTCAATCTACGCGAGTCACAGGCCGCTGTATTTCACCAGGTCTGCGCAGATTTGCCGGCTGGCGCCTGCCTCCCGTACCATACTGAACAGACCAAACAGCGGAGGGCATGGTGGTTGTACGTTTGTACACCATGCCTATACTCCGCGTTCACAAGGGAGGATTTGAAATGCTGTTGCGTGATTTCCTGAATGACCGCTACGCCGTGCTCCACAACCTGAAGCCGCGCACCGTCGAGATCTTCGGACACTCTATCGACAGGCTGCGGGACTTTCTCGGGCGCGAGCCAGAACTAGCGGATTTTGACGATTTGACCATCGGCAAGTTCCTGCGGTGGCGGGCCGTCACACCGCACCGAGGGCGGATCTGTGCCGCTGCCAGCGTGGCCAAGGACAAGGCCCACCTGGTCAGCCTGTGGAATGCTGCCGCTCGCAAACGGCTCGTGGAGGTGTTCCCAGACCTGCCCCGTGGCATCGTTAGGGTGCCGCACCGCTCACCGTCTGCCTACACGGTCGAAGAGATCAGCCGCATGGTGCAGCAGGCCAGGCGGCGTTCAGGGCTGATCGGACCGTGCCCGGCTCCGTGGTTCTGGACTACGCTGCTGATGTCGAACTGGTACACGGGCGAGCGGATCGGGTCGCACCTCGAGACGCGGTGGGAGCAGGTGGACCCAGCCCGCCGCACGATCACGTTTCTCTCTGAGCACCGCAAGGGGCTCGGGCGAACGATTACACGTCAGGTCACGCCGCAGCTGGCGTCGATGCTCCAGGCCGGGCGTCGAGCCTCTGACGATCTCGTGTGGCCCTGGACAGACCACAGGGCGGCGAACTCCATCTACCAGCGGATTCGGTACATCTGCCGGTCGGCGGGCGTAAAGCCGAGGGGCTTTCATGCAATTCGCAAAGCGGCCGGAAGTTATCTGAAGGCTGCCGGTGGAGATGCCACGGAATTTTTGACGCACAAAGACAGCAAGACAACCAGGGATCACTACCTAGATCCCAAGATCGTGGGCGAGGCTTCGGCCCTAGACTTCCTGCCGCCGCTCGACTTCGGCTGAACCTGGCAAGCGGGGAGACGGCGCGGGGGAAAGGGAGACCCTGCGCCGCCTCTACCCGCCGCCCGGCTCGTCAAACGATCTTCGCGTCCTTGTCAATGAATATGCTCTCGCCACGCATGGCCCGAGCCTCCATTTTGGCGACCTTCTCCGGCGTGCCAGGCAAGGCGACGGTCGGCGGCGCACTATCCATGGCGGCTTGAACCTCGACCACGCCATCCCCTGCTTGGTCGCGGATCAGCATGAATGCGTCGTGAATCAACGTCTGGTCAAAACGGGCAGCGCGGGCCGCGTACGTCTCGCCCTCAAGTGATTGCCCGCCGGCAATCTCGGGGTGTGCGAAGAGTCGGACGATATATCTCGCGTGTGCGTGGATTCGCGTCAGCCGGGTGAGCCAGACTCGAATTTTCGGCGGGGCCGATCGCTTGGGGGTCGGCGGCGGCTTTTCTCTTTTTGGCTTTTCGCTTACGCGCAGGCATAGGACTGCCTCGGAAGGCTCTTCGGCAAAAAATGTCCGCTGGACGTGCGGCATGGCTGGCCATTGTCGCCCATGTGTCAACCAGGACGCCGCGCGTGCCGCACGACCGCAATGATCGACCGCATGGCGATGCGATTTGTCGGCGACGCAAACCACAGGTTCGCGTACTCGATCACACAGCCGCGGAGCACGAGGTCGAGCGCTGCGGTATGGCTGGGCTTGATCCCCCACCGGGCTTCGATCTGCTCGCGGACTCTGGCCGTGATCACCGGGATCGCGTCGAGCACCTTCGTCCCGACGGCGTTGGAGTCGAGCTTGCGAGCGTAGTCGGCCATGGTTCGCTCCGGCCACTGCCGGCAAATCTCGTCAACGATCACGTCGCATGTGTGTTCTAGCGTGGCACCCGACGGGCCGATGAACTCGCGGACGGTCGCCCGCAGCCCCTCCAGCGTCAGCGTGTCGAGAGCGTCGCCCACCAGTCACCTCCCGCCCGCAGGCTTGGCCGGTAGAACCGTCGCGGGCGACGCTCCCGCTACGCCGCATTTGCCATCGGGGCACCCGGCCCCCTTCTTGCACGGGCACGACGCCGGGCACGGGCACGGCGTCCGATGGCCGTCGCCGTGGACGATGTAGCCCTTGCCGCCGCAGTCGGAGCAGCACTTGCCGGGGGCCGGCGTCGGGGCAGGGGCGGGGGCCTCGACCGCAAGCCCGGCGTAGGCGACCGCCACGGCCGCAGCGGCGCGGGGTTGCTCTTGGTCGATCGCGGCGGGCTCTGCCGCCAGGCTGGCGAGGAATGCGATCAGTTGACGCCACATGGCTACCAGCCTCGGGAGTGGTCAAGGAGCGGCTGGCCGTCGTCGCCAACGCGGGCGTGTACGAGGTGCGAATCCTCAGGTGGCTTCTCTGCCACCAGGGCAATCCATAGGAACGACTTGGCGGCGCGGGCGATCCACCGAATGACCGGGCGGTCGGGCTGCGGCCTCGGGTTGACGGGCGAGGCCGGCGAGCTCGACAGCCACCAGCCGGCGGCCATGCAAGCAAGACACAGGATCACGAGTTGGCGATTTGTGAACGTCATCTATAGCCCCAACTGGAAATCGAGGAACGGATTGCGGATCGGGAGCCGCGTGAGCGTGTCGACGGCCGGCGCGAGCCAGTCGCCGTGGTGGATGTCGCGCCACTTGAACCCGGTCTCGACGGAGCCGATGGCCCAAGCGTCGCCGAGCATTCCCTCGACGACGCGGCGGCGTGCCCAGAAGGCGCCGGCCGGAAAGTCGTCGGGGTAGCGGTTGGTCTGCGGGCCGATCCAATTCGGCCCCCAAGAGTTGAGGATCGCGATCAGATCGTCGGGCGCACCGTTGGCCTTGTAGCGGACGCCGACCGCTACCATCTGGTGCATCCATGTGCCTTGAGCCTCGGCGATGCCGCTCGGGCCGAGCGTTGAGGAAAAGCCCTGCGAGCTTGCCAGCGTCACCGGAAAGCCCGCCTCGATCGCGGCCGTGAGCTCGGCCCAATTTCGGACGGCCACGACGTGCCGGCACGGGTGCCGCTTGGCCTCGGCGTCCATCTTGCCGCCGTCGGCCTGGCCTCCGCACCCGTAGGCTCCCCAATCTTTTTCGAGCTTGGCGTCGTACGTCGTGAGGTCGACGCCCGCGTATTGTTTGCGGTACACAACGCCCCACTCTCGCAACCATTTGGCCGCGGCAAATCCGGTGGACCCGTCTGACCATCCCGCAAACGTCTTGCCCCTGGCTTCGCAGCGGCTCCCGCCGTAGATCGCTTCGGTGCTCGGGGCGAGGGGCGGCTCGCTCGCCTTGCCTAGTTCCCAGTCGATCGCCTCGGCTATCCAGACCGCGTGCATTGCACCCCACGCGACGCACGACCCGTTGAGTTGCTTACCGACCACGAAGGGCTTGCCGTAACGGGCCTGGTGGGCGCGTTGCATGGCCCGGTAGAGAAACGTGTCGCGGCCGGCAGCCTTTTGCATCGCCTCGGGGGCGGCCTGTGAGAAGAAACGCTCGTCGCCGAGCTCGGCAAGAAAGGCGCGAGCCCCCTCTGGATCCGGCGTGTACCCAAACCGCCCGCCGACGTTTTGCTCTAGCGTCACCCATGAGCGGGCCGCGATCACCGCCGCGATAAACAGGAGCACCGCAGCGGCGACGATCCGCCACGAGCGGTAGGGCTCATCGTGCCGCATCGGCGCACGCCCTCCCAAGCTCGCGGTAGGCCGCCACCCACTTCGACCGCTCCTCTGGCCCGACCGGCCCGCCCGAGGTGCCGACGGCCTTGTCGAGATAGTCGTGAATTGCTTTCTTGGCGTGCGGCTGGCGGGCGCCAATGGAGTCGCCGCGGAGCCGGGCCTCGCGGGCAGCGACGCGGAGGTCGTCAAACGCCACGCCGGATTTCAATCGCGGCCCGCCCTCGCGATCGCCGTCGGCCTGGATGCACTCGGCGAGCTCGTCGCAGAGGGCCGCGAGCTTGGCGGCGTCAGCGGCCGCCTCTGGCCCGATGAACAACCCACGCATCGAGAGCCCGCCGTCGGGCTGCGGGGCCGGCGTAGGGCCGCTGCGGCCCTCGAGCATCCAGGCAAGCATGCTGCCGGCCACAAGGCAGGCCGCGAGCGTGTAGCGTGTGCGGTCGCTCATGCGTCGCTCCCGGCCACGAGGGCCAGAGTGAGCGTGTCGATCGCCTTCTTGGCCGTCTCGTCGAGCGCCTTCGTCTGCACCAGGCGGAGGCGGACGTGGGCCAGGTCGGCGATAGCCGATTGGTAGGTCGGGGCGAGGTGCGGCGGCTTCGTCGCCGCCTCCGACGGCCCTAGGATCACGGGCCGGGCCTTCCACGCGGACGGACCAAAGAGCAGGGCGGCGGCAGCCCCCAGCAAAGCGACATAAATCATGCGGCGGCCTTTCTGACCAGCGGCAACAGGGACTCAATCGCACCCGAGGCGACGAGGAGGAGCAGTTGGCGTGCGGCTGGTCGGACGATCAGCCAGACGGGCCACGCCGCAAACGGAATGCACTTGTCGGCGACGTTGTCAAAGAGCAGCGCGACGGCGTTCAAAACGAAGACCTTGCGGTCGGCCCCGTCGACCGGGATCGCGTCGGCTGCGGCCATGGCGATCTTGAGGAGCGACACGGTGAGCTCGGCAAACTCCGAGACCGTGACGCCACCAGCGGCCGCGCTCTTGGCGGCAGCCACGAACGCTCGCACCTTGTCGGCGAGTGAAAAGAGGTCGGTCGTAGCGGCGATGGGTGCTGATGAAATCATGCCTGGACTCCGACGATGTAGATTTCGAGATCGGCCGCGGCGGCCCCGTTGTTCGTGATGGCGAGCACCTTGTTGGTGGTGGTTGTCGCGAGGCCCGTGCCGAGGTGCGTCGTGTAGAGCACGCCCTCGGGGCCGATGGCGATCGACGACGCCGACAGGGGCGTCCAGCGGTTGGTGACGCTGACGCCGGCCGAGAGGCTGGCAGTCGCCGAGCGGTTGACGATGAGGAGCAGCTTGACGCTCGCGAGCGAGAGCGTGCCCGACCCGCCCATGAACACGAGCGGCAGGGCTCGGAGGTCGACGTTGGCCGTGGCGCCGGCCGCGATCGTGATCACGTCCTTGTAGTAGCCGTTTGCGTTGCCGCTGCCCGTGCCGTCTGTGAGCGTGAACGGAATCAAGGCCGTCACCGAATCGGTGAGGGCGGTCGTCGAGAGCTCGTCGACCCAGGTGGGCACAACGCGCAGCGTTCCGGCGAGTGAGAAACTAGCTGCCACTGCCGCTCCCCGGCGCTGCCGTAGAGGTGCCGATTAAGAACAGCGAATAGGTGACCGCTGCCGCATTCGGGTTGCTGATGCGGACGATCGAGTTGGCGGCCGTCACGACCCAAGCGTCGGTCTGATTGACCGCACACCATTCGGAGCCCGGCCCGACCTCGGCGGCGTAGACGGCGGTCGGGCGGCCGGGATCAACGCCGACTAGGAGCCGGCGGCCGGGCGTTGTTGACTCGTTGACGACGCGGATCACCCGCAACTGGCGAAACACAAACGGCACCGTAACGCCGAGCGCCTGTTGAGACAGGTTCAATAGGTCAAACGTCTCGACCGAGTTGGCTGGGATCGTCCGTTGGTCGGCAAACACGAGGTCCGCCTCGCCGGGGCCGTCGCCGTCGGTGATCGTGTAGGAGCCGCTCGCTGTGCGGCGGTTGACCACCGTCCCGACCTCTTGCGTGTCGGTGCGGTTCCACGCGAGCGTGGTCCGCAGCGAGCCGGTGAGTGCGTCGGTGACGGTGTCGGCCATTTAGATCAACCCGAATTTGATGGCACGGCGGGCGGCCTCTACGGTGCAACCCAGTTGGAAGGCGACGAGCTCGATGTCGGCGGTGTTAGTTGGTTGCGGCCGCTTGCTCGTCACCTTTCCCCAGAATTGCTGCGAGGCTGTGTAGTTTTTCGCGATCGACACAATCTCATCGGGGCCGGCGATCGGCTCGCGGCCATCGGCACCGCCCCGGCGGTAATGCGCGTACGCGATCACACCGTTGAGGGTAGAGGCCGTGAGCCGGCAGGCGCAGGGGCTATGCCTGCTCGCATTCGGCGAGGCAGGCGGCGTAACCGGCGAGGTCGACGATCTGGTCGTGTGTTTTTGTTGGCCCCAAGAACCGCGAAACCTTGTCGAGCGTCATGATCAAGGCCCAGTCGCTCGGGGTGAGCGGGCGCTTGAGAACGTCGGCGAAGGCCGCGTTGATCATGCCGACCGTGCGGCCGAAATGTGCCTTGGGTCCGCCGTACTTTGGCCGGCGGTCGCGGACGGCCGCGATGGTTTCGTGGAGCAAGCCCTCGGCCGGGCTGGCGTCGTCGTCGGCCTGGGCGGCGAGGATGCCGTCGCCAGTAAGCCGCGGCTCCTCGTCGTGGAGCTCACGCTCGCCGCGGAGGATCCAGTCGACAGGAATCGGGGCATCGGGCTCGAGCGTCTCCTCGGGCTCGGGGCCTTCGCAACACGCGGCATCCGCGGCGCACCCTTGGGCGAGGCGGGCCTCCACGGCGGCCCGCAGTTCTTGGTTGGCCTGTTCGAGCGTTGTCGTCATGCGTGCGAGCTCCTGTTTCTGGTGGCGGATGAGGTTCAACAATCGAATAACGTCAGCGGCAAGAGAGCCGGATGTGCCGAAATAAGCGCCAGAGAAACGTCGGGCTCGGTATTCAGCCTCGCGGAGGTAGTCATCACTGAGCATGGCGACGCTCGCGGAGGTCGCGGTCGCAGAAAATTCGATATGCCTTGGTCATCTCGCGACGTTTATGGTCGATGACGATCGCGGCTTGGGCTGGCTGCTCGCCGCCTTCGGCCTTGATCCGCACGGCATACGCCGAGTAGCCGATTACGCTGCCGTTGCTGACGTAGTTACGGCCGGCGGAGAACTGGTGCCAGTGACCGATGCACGTCAAATCCGCCGGCCGGTGCGTGTCCCACGCGGCGATAGCCTTTTTGAGTGGCACATGGATACCGCCGATGCCACCCGAAAACTTGATCGCGTGCCCGTGGCAAAACCGGATCACAAACCCGTCGAGGTCAAGGTAGTTGAGGTGCCCCTCCCCAATCTGCCAGCGGACATTCCGCCGCGACTCGGCGGCCCGCATTGTCAGGTAGAGGTGTTGCTCGTAGGAGGTGTCGGCCTCATTCGTGCGAAGTTTCTCGGTCGTCCGCCCGTGATTGCCGCATGAGGTGGCGACAATCACCTCGCGGGCGTTGTCCGCCACGGTGTTGAGAAACCCGCGGAGCCGCTCGCCGACCCACCGGATAGCCGCCAGCGGATGCAAGGCGTTTTCCTCTGCGAGCTCGGGGTGAATCATGCCGCTAATGAGGTCGCCACCCAGCCAGACGACCACGCGGTCGATTCGGGCAAGCCGCCTCTCGTGGTCAAGCATCCCGAGAAATCGCTCTTGGAGCTCGGCGAGACGCTTCTCGCATACGTCGAGGGTGTATTCGTTGAGCCCGTTCACGGTCTCGGGGCGGACCGTCTCTTCGGCGTGTACGTCCGAGATCAACAAGACCATCGTCGCCGGATGCAATTTCCCGGCAGCCGCCTTGGCGACAGGCAGCGGCGTAGCCTTGATGCCTTTCACGGCGACCAGGGCGTCGGCGCGCTCGCGCTCGCGGTCGATCGCCGTGAGGGCCGCCTTGTAGCGGCCTTTGTACGAAGCAAGCTCGGAGCGTAGGCGGGCGATCTCGGCGTCTGCCGCGAGGCGGTTGGCGTGCTCGACGCTTTCGGCTATCTCGGCTACTGCCGCTTTTCGAGCCATTCGCGTACCCCTTGATGTCCGATGGAGGCGATGCCCGCCGTGTTGAGGTAGGCCGCGATGGCGACATACGCCGGTTTTCTCTTGGTGCCAAACTCGCCGGCGAGAAACGCCGCCTCGATCTGGCGGAGCGTTTCGAGGTGTGCGGGATCTACGCGATCGTGCCACCGCATCGACTGCGGCTTCGGAATCGCTGCCTTGATTGCCGCGATAGCGTCTTCCTTTTTCGCCATGGTCAATCCTCGTGGTCGTCGGCGTGCCGGAATCCCTCGGCCTCGATCAGCGTGATGAGCGTTTCCTCCAAGTCCGCGACAACCTCTTCGGAAAGGTCTGGAAGGCGGGCGTGAAGGACTTCGTGTATCAGCGTGCCGAGGCTGTCAAATCCTGTGAGCGATGAGCAGAGGCGGATCGTCTTGGCTCCGTAGTCGCACTCGCCGTACTTTCCTGCGAGCCGCTTGTCTCGCTGAATCTTCCATCGCTGGTCGCCGATGTAGATCGTGCGGCGTCGTCGTCGCATCAGTCCACGATGCCCGACGGCGGCGGAATCACAAAAGCCTGTTTCTCTCGCACGCGGCGCCGCTTTTCGGCGAAACTCGCCGCGGCATCCGGTGCAAACCGCCGCGAGACGATTCCCGCGATCACCTTCCCGGCGGCGAGATCGTCCTTGCCGTTGCAGGCGTGCTGGAACACGAGCTCGCCCGCTGGGTCGTGCTGGCAGATCGCCGGGTGCCGATACGCCGGGTTGCGTTTCGGAATGCCGTACTCGCTGCCGGCGAGGTGCCAGGCGAGGAGCCATGTGTCCTTGTCGCCGTAGACGAACTGGTAGACGTGGTCGCGCCATTCATTCAGCAAAACACACAGGTCAAGTGCGTGCAGGTGGCGTCGGCGGTCGACCATGAGTTGCCCGCTCTCGAGCGGGCGAGCCCCGTAGACGGGCGCGAGCCCCACGTTTCGCCACGCCGCCTCCGGCACCCACTCGGAGCGGTTGCCGGCCGGCGGGAGGTCAGGCCAGAACAACGCACCTGGCCGCGTGTAGGCACGGTCGTGGAACAGGTACGTCGGGTCGCGGGCTGGCACGTTGTCGGCGTCGAGGAGGAGCACCTCGGCAAAGCCGGTGTGGCGGACGGCGATCGCCTTGAGCCACCAGCCGCGGCCGCGGCCGATCTCGGCCTCGACGGTGCGGGGGCGGATGCCGAGTCGGGCAAGCGTGGCGTCGGCGTCGACCAGGCGGCAGCCGGCATCGGTGAACACGGCGGCCATATCGTCGGGCATCTCGTCGGCCAGATGCCAAATCTCAACGGGCAGCGTGCAGCCGAGGCCGCGGAGCGTGGTGACGAGGTTCCAGGCGAGTCGGCCGTAGAGCTCGCCGCCTGCCGGGATGACGATCCCGCGGAGCTCGCGGACGGCGGGCAGGATCCACGGCGGGGAGTCGAGGGCGTTAGCGAGGGCGGCGCGAAAGGGGGCGGTCATGCGCCCCATTAGGGCGGGTTAGGCGGCGGGGCCGGAGGGGGTCGGGGCGTTGCGTCTGGCGTTATGGATCGCCCGTTTCACAAGCATCCGTCCCACGGCGTCAACAAACGGCAGTCCGCGTGCCTTGGCCTCCTCACGCATCACGCCGACTACCCCTGCGATCCGCTGTCGTTTTGTGGTACAGAGACGCTCGACATCGCCGCATCTCTCAAGCCTTCATTCACCCATTCGCTTGCGGCAATCATGTTTGCCACGTCTGCTACCTCTTGCTGCGAGTAAGGAGATGGTATGGCAAGGTTCAACGCAAAGTTGGCTGCGTTTTGAACTGCTTTTGAGATTCCGGCTCCAACATAATTTAAGGCGTCGGCTCGTGCCTTGCAGCCGCAGTCTTGACCGATAAGTTTTGAAACCCGCTCCTTCGTGACACCGACAGCGGCGAGCGCGGTCGAAACCATTCCGCCGAGCGGAACCGGCGGCACTTTAATCCGCTGCGTCGTTTTCTCCTCAAGCAAGGTTTCGGCCATCTCTAGCACTGTCTTGCACACGCGAAACGTCGGGAGCGACTTCGCCGTGTAGCCGCATCGGCTGCACCGCAGCGTCTCGGCACTGAACGTGCACATTGATTCGTTTGTCATCAGTAAAACCCCTGCCTTACAAAATACGTCCTTTTCCAGCCGCCTGCGTCAAGCACTTCGATTTTGGCGCGTCTGATTGTTGCAAACGTGGGGTAGTCATCAACTACGACTTTTATTAGTCCGGCGTCGTTGCCATCCGCAACTTTTGTGACCTGCAACCATTCCTCCCCGTCTGGCAATGAAACGCTCCAGTTGCACTGCGGGGCATCGATTGTCTCGACCTGGCCGTAAAAACACCGTGGACTGTAACCGCTAAACCACCAATACTCAGCGTTGTCTCCGCTTCCAAACGCCACGCCGAGCCATCTCACGTTAAACCGACACTCCCCGTGGCCGAGTTGCGTGGCATACGCTGTTCTGCCAGCGCCACGGCTGGCGCTTAAATTCAATCCTTCAATAAGCACAGTTCTAGGATAGCGGTCTTCAGTCCGAGGAACCTCATACGTCTGCGTCGACGGTGGGCAGCAATATTCAACCGTGACTACTCCACCTGCGGCTGGAACAGTCGATGATGCTGGCGTTGCTGTAAATGTGCCTTCTTGGTTTGGCGTGAAGTTTTTTATTAATCCAACCGCTTGCAAAGCGCGCGGCCGATAACCGTAATCCGGTGTCAATCCGTAATACACGGTTTCTGCCGGTCTGGCTGGCAAAAATTTGCCCACATTGCACCCGCCGCCACCAAAAGGGAAGCACATGTATTCTCCCCCAATAAATGGATCACACCACTTCTCCCTTACCAACGCAGCCACCAGTGTATTTACGCCACAATCGTTGGTCAGCGTCACAGGAGCCGAGTAAAGCAGAAAGTTGCAATTCTGGAAGCCTCCACTGGCAATGTATGTCCCGCGCGGCACAAAACACCCAGTAAGGCCGCCACCGTAGTCTTCAAGGTTTTTTTCGGAAACGTCGAACTCCACCTCAAGTGGAGCGCACTTGCCTTTATTGTATGGCGGTTGCTGGACGAGCGTTGTTGGAAAACAATAGCCCGACCTCCAGGGTTTGTTATCGTCTCCTCCAAGCGTCACAGTAGCCTCGCCTTCTACATTATAATTCAACTTGCGACTGCTCTTGCACGGGCCGTTCTCAATCGCCCAAAGCAGATCCCCACAGAAAAACGAGTGGGCCGAGATTGCGCTCGCATAAGTCCTCACGCCGCCATAACCACCTGCCGGCGGAGGCTCGAGCCAATTACCATACCTACGCAAGCGCGAAAGCGCGGATAAGTACGTTTCGCACGTGCGTCGTTCTTCCCCATAGGTACAATCTGTGCCGAAAACCGGGCCAGCGTTTCCTCCGAAACGTGTAAGCCTCATGGTCTGCGTGGCTTGCTGAGATTGCGAGACGCAAGTGTTTGTGAATTGACTTATACCATCATCACTGGAGGAATTTGGATAAGTCTCAATTTCTTTTGGATACTGAATGGTGGCTGAAAACGGAACTGTGCCGGCTGCTAACTGTGCGTTGGAGTTATTGGAATTCGAGCAAAGCGGCTTTCCGCAGAATGGAGTTGGCGATGCAACCGTGATTTCCCACTGCGAGCTTGCCACACCCAAAAAGCCAGAGAACGTCGCAGTAATTGGCTGCTGACCTCTCAAAAATGCGGCCACGGCATCGAAGTTCGTTATGGTTTCTTGGGCAAGTGCGCCAAAGTTAGGCTCTCTAAAGCGAATGTTGTAGCCGTATCGTATGCACGACCCACTGCTGTCCTGTTCCCGGCACGCTTGTATAACATTTATGTCAGACAAACGACGCACCACGACAGAGAATCCATGGACGTGCGCGACACCATCCCAGGCGTCTGGTGGCGTCACCGGAGAAAGGTTCCGCAGTCTGATGCACCTATCAAACTCGACTTCTTCCGGGCAGATGCTACAACACGGGCACCCGGGTAACAGGATACCGAGTGGAAACATCGCCATCGCCGCAAGCCATACCATCCACACGCACGCCGAGAGCGGGTCGATTGCGTCAATCATTGATTCACCAATTGTGTCGCCGCAGCGTGTACGGTTAGCACTCGGCCGCAATCAAAATCCACTCTTCGGCCACAAACGCTATCGCGCAAGCCTTGGTTGATCCGCCAGTCAAGCTGACAAAGTAGTTTTTAGCGGTGTACGTTAGAGCGCTGTCTACCGAATCTGTCACTGTGGATTCAGCGCCTTTGGCCCACGACCCCGAAAACGTCCCGCGGACAACTCCGCCTCCGGTTATGTCTACGAGCGCCCAGTCATTTCCTTTGAAAAGAACGCGGCATCCACTGGCCTTCCGAATATCTGACCTTTTAACTTGCACAACGCCAGATACAGCAACCCTGCCAACTTTGCCGGACGCGATTGGCTCTAGCGCTACGCACCATGCTTTTTTCATGTTGTCGGCGCTTGTGCGGCTGCCAAGCGTCAAGCATGGCATGGCGAGAAAACTCTTTGTTTCGGACGCCGACTCGTCGCTAGTTGGCTCAATGGCGAAACCAGTAATTGAGCGCACTGCCCAACGGCTAATTGTGGAGCCATCGTTTTTGGCATAGGCCCAAGTGTACGGAGCGCTAAGATCTGTTAGTTGCCAAGCCTCCACGCCAGTCCCGGCCCCGAGCACCCGATCCGCCGCCTCTTGCGCCCGGTTCCACGCCCTGGCGGAGATCGCCGACGAGAGCCGCTGCCCCTTCTCGATGCGTCCGTCTGGGCGTGCCATTAGCTGCCGATTCCCAGACCGGAGAAATTACCGTCGCGGTAGACCTTGTTGACGTAGACGTATTTCGGTTTTTTGACGAGATCGTTATCCGACACGGCGTCTTCGTATCTCACCCACAAATACTCGTGGCCTTTCTTCTCAATGCCACTGATGTCGCCGATCTTCTGGGCGGTCACGTTTGGCGACGCCACAAACTTATACGAGAGCGTCCACGGCCCGTTTCCACGCTGGTCGTCCCATTCCTGCGAGCCCGAGCATCCCATGAAGAGCACCTCGCCAGCGGCGAAGGTGCGAAACCCGCTGTTGTTTACGGTGCCCGTCAGGGCGGCGATACTCTTGATGTAGTTGGCCGTGACGTACTGGTGTGGAACGTCGTAGGTCTCCGTCCAAGTGAGCGCGGGACTCACGATGTCGACGCCGTTGACAGACGTGCCGTCAACGCCGATTGCATTGTTCATGCTTGGCGCGGTGCCAGGCGGATACCTCCGCTCGCTGCCTTGCGTTACGGTCGTCCCGCCGCTCGTCGTGACCGAGCCGCCCGCCGCTTGCGTGATGTGCTGCGACCCGCCGCTTGTGTCAAACGACCTCGACCGCTTGAGCGGATCACGCTGATCGTCGTCCTCGGCCCCTTGCTTCTCGTAGGCAATCGACACCTGCCAGGCGTCGTCGCCGAGGTAGGAGACGCTGTATGACTCGGCCCGCAGCTGTACGTTTGGTTGGCCTGGGTACGTCCAGTACGCAAGTTCCCCGGTGAGGTAGCCGTTAGCCTCGGCGTGGACGATCGTGTCGTCGGTGGTGCCGAATACCTTGTAAGACTTTGAGTAGGAGCTCACCGCCTTCCGCCCGAGGCGGACGATCGTGGCCGAGCGGCTTGAGTTGTCTTCAATCCAGGCGAGGGGCATTCGTTATTCGGCGACCGCGGCCGGCTCCATGTTGGCTGTGTTGCTCGCGATCGTTTCGAGGGCCTTGAGTTGCCTCTCGCCTAGAGACGAGCCAAATCCCATGCCGCCAAGGTTGGTCGAGGAGAACGTCCCGGCGACCTCGGCCTTGCTTTGGGCGGCGTCCGCCCCGGCGGCCCCGGCTCCGGCCGCAGCCTTCTCGGAAGGCGACGAGCCGGCTCCGCCCATGCCTGCCTTGCTGACCCGCTCCTGTGCGTCTGCAAGGGCAGCTTCAAGCGTCAAGAACTGGCCCGAGGTGAGCCGTCCGTTTTGGGACAGCGTGTCGAACTCGTCGTACAGATCGCGCAGGGCCGAGAGGCTGCTTGCCGATTCGATGCTCTTGAGCAGGTCGGTGAATTGTTGGTTGCGGGCTTGCGTCTCGCGCTTGCCGCGGCTTGCGCCGGCGACGGCCCCTTCGGCCGCTTGCGTGGCGGACCGACGCTCGTCGCGGCGTGCCTTGTTGGCGGCCTCGCGGCCGTCGACCGTGGCCTGAGTGTTGTCGTCGATTGCCCGCTTGCGGTCGGCCTGCTCCTTCTGTGCCCGAGCGTTCTCTTGGGCAGCCTTGTCGGTGCGGCCTTCAATGCCTGGGCGGCTCACCTCGCGCTCGCGTTTGCGGGCGGCCATCTCGGAGTCGACCTTGTCGTTTTCCTTCTTGAGATCAAAGCCCTTTTTCAAAAAGGACTGAATGCGGTTCCACGACTTGCGGATCCCGGCTTCGAGCGTGTCCCACGCTGCGAGGATCGGGTTGATGATGTTGTCGAAGGCGCCAAGCAGATAGGCGCCGCCGGTGTTGACGGTGGCCCCGACATTCGTCCAGAGCCCGTCCCAAATCTTGTAGATTTCCGCCCCGAGAATCGTGAACGCATTCTGGAACATCGACACCCACGGGTCGACCGCGTTCATCAACGCCTCAACGCCGCGGAGCCAGCCGGCGTAGAGTCCGGCCCAGAGAACATCCATTGCCCCGGCAAGGTCGCCCTCGGCGATGGCGGCGTAGATCCCGTCGAACGTGACGGAGGCCGTGGTCCCGAGGTCGCTTAGGACCGTCATCCCGCCAGCCACCGCACTTTGGAATGTGCCGCCAATGGAGGCGGAAACGCCCTCTATCATCCCGCCCACGCCGCCAAACATACCTTGCATGGACGCAGCGATCTTGGGGCCGAATGCCACGAGCGAGGCCAGGCCGGCGACGAGGAGGCCGACCGGAGATAGCACGACGCCCACGACGGTTGCGATCGCACCGATCGCCGTGAGCACGCCGCCGACCGATGAACTCAGGAGCGTGAGCGTGCCGCCCAGCACGACGAGCGCGAGGCCGACGCCGGTCACCACGACGGCCGCCTTGGCAAACCCGGCGACGAGCTCCTGATTTGCAACGACGAATTTGGTGAACCCGTCGATCACCTCGCCAATCGGGCCGGCGATTGCCATGAGGGCAGGGCCGACGGCCTCGCTAATCGCGATCGCCGCCCGCTGCATGGCAGCGGCGACCCTTGCCATCGCACCGGCCAGGCCAGCCGAAAGCGTTTTGTATTTCTCGCTGACCGGCAGGGCGTTACCCATCGCGTCGGTCATGGCGTTAAAGCCATCGACGCCGGTTGCCGTCAGGATGGCGGCGGCGCGAATAGCATCCGCCCCAAAGATGCGGCGGAAGATGTCGTCTTTCGCCGCTTGATCCATGCCGGCGAGGGCACCGCTCAGCGTACCGATGATTTCGACGAGCGGTTTCATCTTGCCGTCCGCGTTACGGAACGACGCGACGGAAAGCCCTACCTGCTGCAATGCCCCCACGGCGTCGTCGGCCGGAGCCATGAGCCGCATGAGCATTGTCTTGACGCTGGTGCCAGCGTCGCTGCCCTTGACGCCGTTGTTGGCGAGCACGGCCAAGGCCGCGGACAGGTCGCCCATCGACTGGTTAGCCAACGCCGCCACTGCGGCGGACTGGCTAAACGCCATCGTCATTTCCTCGATACTCGTCGAGGAGGCGTCGGCCGCAGATGACATGGTGTTTGCGGCAACGTCGGCCGTAACGCCAAAGACTTTCATGGCGTCGGCCATGACCACCGAGGCGGCGGCCACGTCCATGTTGCCGACCTTGGCAAACTCTAGCGCCGTCTGCCCGGCACCGCCGAGCACTTGCTCGAGGCTCATACCGGCCTTGAGGAGCTCGAGAAAGCCTTGCGTCGCCTCGGTCGGGCCGACGCCAAGAGCCTGCGAGACTTGCATCCCGGCGGCGCGGATCCTGTCGAGCTCTGAGGCGGTCGCCCCTGTGCTCGCTTGAATGTTGAGCAGCGTCGACTGGTATGCCGTGCCCTGGCGGATCGCTGCCCCGAACGGCAGCAAGGCCGCCGCCCCCATGCCGGCGATCTTGGTGCCGGCCCCGCTCATCGACCGGCCGAGGTTGCCGATCTGGCGGTTGATCTTGTTGAGGGCTGAGAAAAACGCCCGCGGGTCGGCCCCGATCTCGACGAATACTTGGCCGGCTTTGACCTTTGAAGCGCTCATGTGGTCACGTCGTGCCAGTTAGGTCCGAGGAGTTTCTGAATTTCTTCCGGCGTCGCCTGCCTTGGCTTGGCCTTCTTGGCAAACGGATTCAATTTCGCCGGGTCTGTGGTTGGGGCGTGCTTTGCTTTGTTGAGGTTTGCTTGTTGTGCGAGCAGGTTGGCGGTATGCCACCAATCCATTTCTAGGCGGGCGTCGCGAGCGATGAGGAGGTTTCGGAGCGTCCACTTTCCGGGGTGGACGCCGAGGATTCCGGCGGCCTCGTAGATTGCGTGCCAGATTGTTCGAGCAGGCTCGCCGCCGTAGCCGCTTGCATTCGCGCCTCCGCCTGGTCGAGCATCTGCGTTGCGACTTCGTCCATCTTTGTCGCCAGAAGACCGACCATCTTGCGGAGGCGCGGGGGGAAAAAATCGACAAGCTCCTCCTCGATCGCCTTTACGCCGGCCTCGATCGCGTCGCCGCGGAGGCCGTCGAGGAAGTCTTCGCGGCTGATTTTCTTTTCTTCTGCCTGCTTGCGGCAGATCGCGTAGAGCACCTCGCCGACGGTGCCGTATTGACTGCGGAGGATCTGGAGCGTGTTCGCGATACTCGAGGTGTCGATGATGTCGAGCGGTGCCTTGCGGGTCTGGCGGGAAACGGTGCCGTCGGATTGCTCCACGTCCTCTGTCACGTCCACCGTGACCAGGCCGCGAACACGCTCGGCGGCCGCCACCGTGATCGCCACCATCCAGGGCCGCCCCTGGTCATCGCGAAACTCTTTCATTACGTCCTCAGTCCAGCACGGGTGAGACGGGCCTCGACCGTGTAGGTCGCGACGCCGTCGATCGGATCAGTTTCAGAGATGCTTGTGATCACGCCCAAGAACGACCACGACCCGGCACCACCCGAGACGGTGATCGGCGTGCCGGCCGTTACCATGCCGTAGACGCCGCCTAGATCGGCGGCGTCGTTGAACTCGACGGACACGGTGGCCTCGACACCCACGGGATAGACGGCAGCCTCGCGGCTGCCGTATTCCTCCACGTCGATCGTTCGGACGCTGTAGGAAAGGCTGACGTTCCGGGCGCTGGCAATGTTGCCACCGATCGAAATCGAGCAGTCCTTCCCCAGCGTGATCGCCACGGGCTCAGGTCTCCCGTGCGGTCACGGTGAACGTCACCGCCCCGTCGATCGAGATGTTTTCCGCGACGCTCATCACGATGAAACCGCTCGTCGCCGTGTTGCTTTGGAGGGCCGTGATCAGCCCCGTGGCGTCGTGACACTCAATCTCCCACGTCTTGGTCTTGAAGCCGGCAGCGTTGGCGCGATAGCCAGGGTTGCCTGCCGTGCCGCCCTTGTTGGTGCGGTTGGTCACGTCGATGACTTCGCATTCCTCGGTGTAGCTTGCCGAGATGATGTCGGTGCCAAACGGAGGGGCGGCGGCGTCTTTGCCTAGCGTAATTGCCATGGTTTGTAATTCCTTAGGGTCAGGTTTGAACGGCGGCGCGCGAGGCGCTCACGGTGTAGGTCGCGATTCCGTCGATCGGCTCCGATCGGGCCACGCTGGTCACGATGAACTCAATCGTGTTGCCAGTGCTCGAACCGCCGAGCGTGAACGTCGCGCCAGCGGCAATGCCGGGGTCATCGACGCACTCGACCTCGACGGTCTGCTCGATCATGGCCTTTTTGAACTTGCGAGCGGTGTCGCCAAACTTGGTCACGTCGACCTCGGCGGCAGAGTTTGTGACGGAGACGGATCGGGCGCCGGTCAAGCCGGTGATCGTCACGTCTTTCCCGAGTGTGATAGCCACGCTGGCCTCCTGGTGTGCGGGGGTGGTAGCGTCAAAACTACGGCCCGCAGAAGCGCGACCGTAGGGGGTGTCGTCACGCGGTCACGGGCCAGAAATCTTGCCGCGCCACTGCTCGGCGAGCTTGGCGCGCTTGGCCGCCAATCCATTCGCCATAAACCGAGCCGGGGGCACTTTGCCGGAACTTGTTGCCAAGTCCTGTGTCCTGCGCCGCCTGGTGTGGAGCGGGTCGATCCACACGCCGACATACGCCCCACGCCCCCCGTACCACCCTCGGCTTTTGCGTCTTTTGCGAACTGAAGCGCCGAGCATACTGGCAGGCGGCGGGTTGGCTTCGAGGACGCGATTGGGTTTATTTGGGTTTGTCGGGTAACGCCCCACAAGCCGCAACACGCGGCGCGATGATCCACCAAACTCCTGCAATTTATTGAGCCACGTCGCCTCGGCGGTTGGACCAATCACGACGGACTCGCGGCCATTGTCGACGGCATACGCAATCAGCGTCCGCAAAAAACCCGTCTTCGTTGCCCCTCTTCCTCGTGGGTTTTTCCAGCTTGTAATCTTGCCGGCTCTCGGCGGCCGGAAGTCCATCGCGAGCACGTTGTCACCGTCTTTTTTCCCGACAACCGACCACTTTGGTTTGGCTTTTACACTGCGGTGCGAAAACTGCTTTTTTGCAGATTGCCGCACGATGCTGCCAGCCCGATCAAGCGCCTTCAGATTGCCAGACTTGACGCGCTTTTTTACATGCGGAATGTTGAGCTTTGCCTTAAATCGAAACGAAGGCACAAGACGGGTGGAGCCAAACGACACCATGGCTTACTCCGGTAGTGCGTCCGCCAGAAACACGCGATAGGTCACGTTCACGGCAGCCCGCCAGGCGTTGCGTTCATTCAGCGCGTCGTCGGGGTTGAGCTCAATCTCCACTTCCATCGGGCTCGTCACGCCTTCCGGCCATGATTCGGCGTTGCCCCAGTCGTGCGCCCGAATGTGCAAAAGCACCTCGTCGGCTAGGTCGATCATTCCATCCACGTCCGCGTCGGTCTGGACGTGGCGGCCGATAAACACTGCGACCGAGTAGTCCGCCTGCGAGGTGGCTCGACTCACCCGACTCATCGTCGCGCCGCCGGGCGTGACGTAGATACGCGGAGTGGCGAGCTCCTCAATGTCGACCGCTACCCAGTTCTTGCGCTCGACCGTCGTGGATTGAATGCTCCACGAAACGGCCGCCAGTCCGTCGGCCAGAGAATCGGCAATCTCTCGTAGATAGCTCACGCGGCGGCCCCTTGGGCGAGGATGCGTTCCATCGCGGCCACGTTGTTGGCGAGCCGCTCGTCTTCCGGCCATCTTGCCGCAGCCTGCCTTGCATGATGTAGGGCGTCTGTCCGACTGCCGAGCTCCCAGAGGGCGACCGCGAGCAGATCGAGTGCCTTCGTCGGTGCCTGCGGGTCGGTGCAATGCGTGCCCGGCCAATCGGCTACGGTCGCCTGCCGTGCGAAGCCGGCCACGTTTCGCCACTCGCGGCGTTGGTAGTTCACCCACGCCAGCCGCTCCCACCCGTCGGGCTCGCCGGGGGCCTCCTTGACGGCGTTGTGAAGGTGTTGCTCGTCGCCCGTGAGCCGGTAGAGCGACCGCTCGGCGTAACTCCGCTCGGTGGCCGTGCCACCCGGCATCGTCAGGTAATGGCGGAAGGCGTCGGCCGCCTCGGGCCGACCGGCGTAGTCGAGCTCGCGGGCGAGATACCACTGGGCTCGAGCGTCGTGCGGAGCCTCGCGGACCGCCACCTCTAGGAGCGTCAAGTCGGTGACGTGCTTCTTGCCGGCGTCGCGGTGGTGGTGGATCTGGAGCCCTTCGGCAAAAGCCTGCACCTTGTCGCCGCTCCAGCAAATTAGCCCCTCGTGGGTCGCCTGTGCCCAGCGGAATCCCCGGCGGGCGTGGACGCGATCACAGTGAAACGTCAGCCCCTCAGAGCCGTCTGGCGCCCACGACCAGACGTAGTGATACCGAAGGTTGTTGACGCCGTCCGCCCACGCCCGCTCGACTGCCTCCCGCCAGCCGGGCTGGATCCGCTCGTCGAGGTCGAGCCGGATGGCAACGTCGAGGTCTGGCGGCAGGTGGTTGAGCGATAGGTTGTGGGCGTCGTCCCATCTCCAGGGGCAGACGTAGCCACGGGCCACCGTCACGCCGGCAGCCTCTAGGGCCTCGACGGTGCCATCGGTTGAGCCGGTGTCGGTCACAACGCGAACGTCGGCCTCGAGGCAGGATTCGGCCCAGGCGGCCGCGTGCTTGATCTCGTTTTTCGCGAGCGCGTAGATGCCGATTTTCATGTGAGGACGGCACTCTCCCTGAGCCCGTCGTGATGCCAGTCGACGCGGCGGTGACGCTCGGCCGCGAACTGCACGACCGCTCGTTTGACCTCGGGATTGCAGCAATCGTCGGCGAGTATGGTTTTGCAGTGCGAGACGAGCCGCAGATCGCGGAGGGCACCGCCGAAACTGTGGTCGCCGTCAACGTGGGCGAAGTCCGCCGGCGGCAGGCTGCGGACGTGCTTGGTGTCGACGACGACGAGGCTCGCGTCGATCACCCACCGCTCGACCACACTCGCCCAGTGGGCGAGGCAGTCAAACGAGTCGGAGTCGGTCGCCCCGTCGAGGCACAGGTAGCGGGCCTCGGGGGCCGCTATCGCAAACGCGACCAGCGAATAGCCGCACCGCGTGCCGATTTCAATCACCCGTTTGGGTCGCACTTCGGCGCAGACGCTCGCCTTATGGACGTAGTGATTTTCGACCGCTTGGTTGAGCTCAAACCAGTCGTGCGGCCGCCAAGCGTCGGCGAGGGCCTTGGAGACCTTAGTGCGAAACAGGGATGGCATTTAGCATCTCCTCTACATGGCCGGCGGCAATCTCGACGAGCCACGCCTCGGCGTCACGCACGCCGAAGCTCACGACGATCCGGTCGCCCATGGCGGCGAGCCCGGCCGCAAACTCGATCGCCCGCGGCTCGCGGAATGCGAACGGCTGCGACATGCGCCGCAGAGTTAACGAATTGTCGAGCCAGAGGAGCCGGTGCTCGTAGGCCCTCCTGTCGCCGATGGCGGCCACCTCGTGGATCACGGCCAGGTAGCCGTCGCGGAAGGCGATCGCTTGGCCGCCGCCCCGGAACTCTTTCGCGATCAGCGGAGCCGGGCCGCGCTGGTGCATGAGGTAGGCCCCGGCGAGGCTCGGGTCACCGTCGACCGTCACGACGTGCCCGCGGTGGCTAGCGGCGTAGAGCCAGCCTCCGGCGTGCGGGCCGCCCTCTAGCGGCATCCAGTTCTTTTCGTGCTCTTGAGTCGAGAGCGAATCGAGCACGACCAGGCCGTCAAGGCTTGCGTGACATACGTCAAGCGTTGCCGTCGCGATGCGGCAGCGGCCGTCGTAGGGGGCGGCGTTGCGGATCGTGGCCGACACGCCTATCCCCGTTTGGGTATGGCGGAGGCGGCAGTCCTCAAGGCCGTCGACTGGGTAGCCGGTGGTCGGGTAGTCGGGCCTGCGGACGCCGCGGCAGTCGCGGAGCGTGAGGTCGGCCGTGTAGCGTGCGAGCAGGCCCTCGGTGCGGATGATGCCGCCGTCCGCCGGAGGCATCTCGTAGCGGCCCTCGACGATGCGGTAGTTTGAGGATCGCACCCATACGAGGAGCTCGTCGCCGTGGGCGAGGATGGACGGGTTAAACAGGCTCCAGCCATCGTGAGCGGGCTCAACGTCGATCCGCACAAAGCGGCAGTCGACGAGCTCGTCGAGCGGCTGTTGATACCAAAGGCGATTGGACCGCGTTTGCATCTCGACCTCCGGCGGGAGTGGCATCAAGAGCAGGCGATCGCAGGCCCGGCGGCCGGCGTCAAATTCGCCGGCGTAGTAGGCGTGGATGGCGAGGGCCTGGAGGTGGTCGATCATGGCCGGCAATTGTGCCGGTGGCCGAGCTCAGGCTAGAGGGGGTGGGGGAGGCGTCTCTCGCCGCAGTAGCGCACCGGGCCAGACGCTAGGTTCGCTCAGTAGCGTCACGCCAGCCGTTTCAGCAGACCGCGAAGGGCCACAACTCTGGATGGCTCTGGCCCGCCGTACCAGTCGGAATCTAGTTCTCGGCTGATGGCCTTTTCAATTGCTTCTCTCTCCTCGTCGGTGAGCCGCAGCAGTTCTATTTCTGCCGCCGCCTGCCGCCGCGCCTCTTCAGCCCACGCCAATCCAACTGCAATGCTCATGGCTCTCTCTGATTTCTAGAGCGTCACTCGGCCTTCCAGCCGTTGTTGACGTAATCCAACACGGCACGAAACGCTGCCGCCTCACCGGCCGACCGTGCCGACTCTGCGGCCAAGTCGCCGCCTCCCGCTTTTCCAATCAGGCCGATGGTGTCCATGCGAGTCTCACGCTTCTCAATCTGCCACCGGAGCCACCCGGTGAAGTTGTCATGCTGCCGGTTCAGCGACTCGGCCATGAATTGCTGCGAGTCACGCAGGCCAGATATGAGGTTGTCGCGGCGAACGATTGCGGCCTTGTGGGTGCTGTAAATCATCTTCATCTGTAACTCCTTTGTCTCTCTCTGCGGCGTGTTGCGTCAAATGTCTAGCAGTTCGTTCGGGATCATCGCCCGCAGTTCGTCGCACAGTATGCGAGTCTCGCCGCTGGGCGTTCCGTATTTCGTCAGCGACCGCAGCCGCTGTTCGATCTGCCATAGAACCTGCATCGCCTCGCTCCCCAGGCGGGCGGCGTCATACTCAGCCTGTTCGGCAGGCAACGAGAACTTCAATATGGCGATCACGGATATACCGCCGATGTATTCCTGGCACTCAGATCGAAGAACATTCTACCCGGCGAGTCACGCCGCGCAATGCCATCCCAGTCGCCACACTGGTGCAAGAGCGTCATACCGTATCCGGTATAGCCGTCTCTAAGGTGAAGAGCGTCACTCAGACGGCAGGCAGCAACGCCTCGTAGACAGCCGCCGCGACTTCTTCCACCGCACCGCTGGCAAGCAGTCGCGGCAGCATCTCGGACGGCAGGATGTAATCGCAGTAGGCCGCAGAGATCGCCAGATACACGCGGCCCTGTGCGTCGGCGGGCAGATCGCTCACCAGGGGCAGTGCTCGCTCGGTCTTAGTCTCGGCGTTGGGGTAGCCATACGCCGCGTCCAACTGGGCACAGATCGAAGCGTAAACGGCAGGCGTGGAGCGAAAGTATCTCATGTGACAGCCACGTTCCACTTTTTCGATAGGTATGACTCAACCGCACGGCGTGCCGTTGTGCCCAGTTCATCGGAGTAAACCAGCACCTCGCACAGCGTCATGAGATACGTTCTCGCAGAGGCGTTGCCTTCCACTCCCAAGAGCAGCATCTTATTTCCGTTGCCTGTCTGCGTCGTGTTAACTGAAATAATCGCCGCCGCTCCTGCCGTAGACAGCGGACAGGTGGCGAACCGCTGTGATACCGTTGTTCCTGCTTGAAGTGTTGCTGAAGCTCCGTTTGCCCATGCGACAACTGTTGCTGAGTTTGCTGTGTCAAACCCGGTAGGCGTGCCAGACGATGCGCTGTCGGCGCGAAGCTCGAAGAACAAGTCTGAGTTGCTAACGCCGCTGATCGCGGTCGCGCTGGAGCGATACCCAAAAACTGCACCGAACGCCGTAGGATTGGTGCCGGCGTCCCTGCGCACAACGAGGATTACTGTGCGGTTTGCGTAGGCCGAGAGCGCCGTTTGACGCATCCACTTGCCGTCAAACAGCAAGGCATTCCGGCCGTTTACGGTAGTAGTTCCAGGCTGAGATGCCGCAGTTGCCTGCACGAAGTGCCGGCCGTTCCCGCTGGCGTCGTTGATCTGCGAAATCGTGCTGCCGTTGTACGTCAGCGTGGACGTGTCGGACGGGTTCAGCCAGACAGCGAGCGTCCCAACGGTCTTCGGGTTGAAGCCGCCAGCCTGACGCGGGCGCAACAAACGTGGCGACATGGGCATGGGAAGTGCGCTCTTGTAGGTTGATGTTGGGTCAGTCAGCGTCCGGTTCGACGATCGCGTCCAACTCCCGCACACGCCCCAGCATGGCCGCGACCAGGGCGTGAGCCTCTGCGATTGCCAGCGGCAGTACGGAGTAGCACCGCCACACGCAGTACGCTCCGATCGTCGAGCAGAGGAGGAGCTCAAGGGTGTGTCTCATCACGAAACCCAAAGCCTTGTGCCCGCAAACCACCGAGCGCCGCCACCGCTCACCGCGAGCGTGATTGTTTGCCCAGATGTCACCGAGACGGTGAACGTCGTGCCGTTGGCGGCGTTGCCGTCGTTTGAATACACAGTAGTGCCGTTGCGCCGAATGATTACTTCCCAGGCGTCGTTGTAATTATCGTCAGAAACAATGCTGACGCTCAGAGTGCCGCTCGTGGCAACGCTGATAGACGGAGAACTGGTAAACGTCGCAGGGCTGGCAGGCGGTGCCAATTTGCTAGCCGACGTTCCCGCGCCGCTCCAGCCTGTAGCCGTCAAGCTATTGCCAGACGACACAGCCGGCGTCACCGCCGCACTAGCAGCCGTGTAGCTTCCGGTGCCCACGGCATTCACCGCAGCCACACGAAACACATACGCCGTTCCGTTAGTCAGCCCCGTAACGGTCGCACTCGTTGCCGTCGATGTGCCGTCCGCAAAAGTCGTCCAGTTTGCGCCAGAGTCGCTGCTAAATTGAACGGCGTAATCGGTGATGGCATTGCCTCCATTGCTCGCGGGGGCTGTCCACGTTAGCGCTACCTGAGCGTTCCCTCCAGTGGTGGCAAGGCTTGTCGGCGCACCTGGTGCGGTGGGCGAAGTGGGCCACGTTCCAGCCCTTCTGTAAGCCTCAGCCTCGCGCAGTTTCCACATGCCTACAGCGTCAGAGTTGAGCGCAGACGCCGCCGGGGCGCGATTGAATCCGATGTATCCCCCCGGTTGCCTGCTCACGACAACTCTTTCCAGTTGGCGTCCACGACCAGCCGGTTTGCCGCACTCGCCGTAACGTAGACCGATTCGGCCTCGGTGAGATTTATGGCGTTGTCTTTCCCAATAATGACGACAGATGCCTTTGCCGGGACGGTAATCGTCGATGCGATGGCAAACGCCGTTCCAGTGTTTGTTGCGCTCTGGAACCGTGCGACTGTTACGTCGCAGGCGTTTGTACCGTCGACATTCGCCACGATGATTGAGTCCACAAGCAAGACTTTCCCGCTTGAGGCCGCGTTGGTGATGAGTTGCGTGGCTGTTGTGGCGGTGAGCGAAAGTTGTGCGTTGTTCGCAAGAACAGTTGTTGCGGCTGCAATGTTTGGATTTGCCATGTTTTTTTACCCGAGGGCGATTATGAGTCCGATGCCAGCGCCAGCCCTGCCACTTGGGCCAGTGCTGCCAGTTGGGCCGCCGGCTGGGCCGGTAGGCCCCGTCACGGTGCTTGCCGCGCCTGCGTTGCCCGTTGGTCCGACGCTGCCAGTAGGCCCCGTCACCGTGCTTGCTGCGCCTGTGCTACCAGTAGGTCCGACGCTTCCCGTTGGTCCCGTCACGGTGCTTGCCGCGCCTGTGCTGCCCGTGGCGCCGGCGGGGCCTGTCACTGTGGACGCAGTGCCCGTCGGCCCCGTAGGCGCTAGGTCGCTAACTGTGAGCGTAATGGTGCTCGCCGTGCCGCCGCCCGAGTTGTATAGCCGCAATTTCTGCGACGCAGCGGCGGCGATCGGAACGACGTATTGCAACGTCTTGCCGAGGCCCGCCTCGACGGTGATGCCGTTTGTGAGCTCCACGTCTGAAGACGAGAGCACGCGCACGGATCTAATTGAGATAGGCGTGATGTAGTAAGTGTTGCCGCGCAACAAGTTGATATTGGTTACGTTTGTCCCGGCTTCACCGGGCACGTCGCTGATCGCCATGATTGACGACGTAACTGTCTCAACACCAAACCCTATGCCGCCTTGGCCTCGCGGACCAGTGGCACCAGCGCCCGCCGGCCCGACGCTTCCTGTGGCGCCAACGCTGCCAGCAGGTCCGGTCACACTAGACGCTGCGCCCGTCGCGCCAGTTGCGCCGACGCTGCCAGTAGGGCCGGGCACTGTAGAGGCTGCGCCAGTGCTGCCCGTAGCGCCGACGCTGCCAGTCGGCCCCGTGACAGTTGACGCGGCGCCGGTCGGGCCTGTGATCGAGTTGCCTTGCGGCCCCGTGGGGCCTGGGGCAGCCGTCACAAGGACGCCGCCGATGTAGACGGTGCTGGCAGTCGGCCCGCTAGTGACAAGCGGAGCAGGCCCCGTGCTGCCTGTAGGCCCCGTCACGTTAGACGCTGCGCCAGTTGCGCCCGTTGCGCCAGTGGCGCCGACGCTGCCAGTGATGCCAGCGCTGCCAGTGCTGCCCGTAGGTCCAGGCACGCTAGAAACAGCGCCTGTGGGGCCTGTTACCGTGGACGCGGCCCCCGTCGGACCATTGCTCAAATCTATTCCGGTCGGCCACCCAGTGACGGCATCCTTGGGACCGTAAAGTTTTTTGTTTGTGCGATCTATGAACAGATCGCCAGCGTTACCTACGCCACCAGTCGGCGCAGCGTTGCCCGCGAGCACGGGCGAGGCACCGCTCGGTAGCGCGAAGAATGGCATTAGACGACTCTCCAGACTTGGCTAGTCGAGTCGTAAACGATCAAAGCAGCGCCGCCGTTGGCGTCGAGAACATAGTTCCCGGCCCACGGCACCGCGAACCTAGCGTTGGCATTTGGCCCGGTCGCGTGGTTGAGGGTAATCGGGGCCGTGGCTCCGACGTTGACGAGGAGCTTGGCGTCGCCGTCGATGCCGGTGATGCCCATGTTTTGAATTACGACGCCGGTCGAGCCCGTGACCGCTAGGCGGTAGATGTCGCCGGAGCCTGGATTGTAGCCGGTAACTGTGGTGTTGGCCGTGAGGACCGATGGCGTTGTGACTACGTTGGTGTACGAGGCACCAGTAGGGCCGGTGACGCTTGGTCCGGTGCTGCCGACGCTGCCCGTTGGGCCGGTAACAGTTGAAACCGCGCCCTGAGCTCCAGTGGGGCCGGTGACTGTGGACGCCGCACCCTGGGCTCCAGTAGGGCCGGTTACTGTGGATGCTGCACCGACGGAACCTGTCGGTCCTGTGGCACCGACGCCACCAGCGACACCAGCGGCCCCCGTCGCGCCCGTGGCTCCCGCAGATCCGGCGATTCCAGTCGGCCCAGTAACGCCAGCCGCTCCAGCGCTGCCGGCCGCACCCGCAGCGCCCGTCGGTCCAGTGGCACCGATCCCTCCGAGGCTCGACACGAGGGCGCGTTTCGTCACGCCGCCCTGGACGATCGGCAAAATGTCGGCACCCGTGACGCCGGTTGCGAGCGCGAGTTGGGAAATCTTTTTGGCAGCCATTTAGATCACCAGCAACTCGCCGGCCTCGGTTGTGAGTTGTTCGTTGTTTTCCGATACCAAGAACGTCGCGCCATTGTCGGTCGCGATTGTGTGGACGCGGACAATCGACCGAAACGCATCGCCGTAGTGCCATTCGGGGACGCCACGGGGGCTCGTCACCTCATACGTCACAAGGTCGCCGTTTTGTGCCTCGATGATCTCGTCTCCACGCTCGGGCAGGCCGAAGGGCAAGTCCGCTGCGGAGATCAAGTAATCGCGAGACTCCCATTGCTCGATCACGCCGCTCTGGTTTGCCGCCTCAAAATTCGACCGACCAATCGTCGCCACGATCTCGGCCGACTCGTTGCCGCGTGTGTAGGTGACCGAGGAGCCGGCGGCAGCCTTCAACTGCCCCGTGAGCCACGATGCACCCTGCGCCAACAGGTCGGCCATTTATCCTCCAAGTCCACAACGCCCCGGCGGCGCGCCACCCGTGAGGCGGCGCACCTGCCGGGGGTTGCGGTGTGGACTACTTGTTGAGGATCACTTGGACCGTCGTGTCGGCCGCGAGCCGAGCCTTGGCGAGCTTGCCGGCCGCGACGCCCGTCGAGGCGTGAGCCACGCCGGAGACCGCGTACCAGTTGATTGCCGAGCCCTGGGCGCCGGTGGCACCCGTGGCGATTGGCAATTCAAACACGCCCTCGACCGAGAGCGCACCGACCGCGTTGGCGGCAATGGCACGGGGGGCCACGCCGACGAGCGCACCGACAACGACCACGTCGCCAGCCGCGACGGCCGAGGCCGGCGTGTGGTCGATGACGTATCCTTCTTGAACGTAAGAAGCCATAGGGATCACCTGCTTTCTGTGTTTGTGGGTTAGGAATCCCGGCGGGCTGGCAAGATCACCAGCCCGCCGGGGTTATGGCTAGGTCGCGGAGTCGCACTTCACGCCGGCGAGATACTCGGCCTTGGCGACGCCAAAGTCGAAGTAGCCACGCATCTGCACGCCGAGCGTGTTGAAGTCGGCCTCGGCCGTCTCCACGATCGGGCTTTGCACGCCGTTCAAGAACGCCACCTCCATCACCGGCAGATCGGCCGGCGACGCGAGGAGGTAGTAGTCGGTCGTGTTGGTCAGGTAGGTCGAGGCGACAACCTGGTAGCGACCGGCAAGCACGTTGCGATCCGGCTGGCCGCTCGTGTTACCGCTCTGGATCAGGGTCGAGCCCATGATCTCAGCGGCGGCGAGCTCCAGGTCGACCGGCACAAGCAGAATCCGCGGCTCGACCGCGACGGGGTTGCCGTCGGGATCCTTGAGCTTGCGGTACTTCGTGGCGAGCGCCTTGAGGTTCGCAAGGCTGAGAGCCAGCGAGCCGGCCGACAGGTTGTTTCGGCCGCTCGTGAAGAACGCCGAATCGTCCACGAAGTCAGCCCAGAACACGTCGTTGAGCTTGAGGGCACCACCGCGGCCGATCCGCTGCGGAACCGCCGTCAACGCCGAAAGGTCGTCGTTGATGAGGTCCGTACGGGTGACCGAGGTCATGATCCCGTAGGTGTCGGCCGAGATCGTCCGGCTCTCTTCGGAGGCCGAAGCGTTCTTGAGCTCGCCACCATTGCTCACCTTGTCAAACTTGAACCCGCCGTTGAGCCGGTAGCTGGTCAAGGTCTTGAAGTCGTTCACGCTGCGGACCGTCGAGATCTGCCGCCAGGCGCTCTCGACGCTGTCGAAGCCAGCGAGGAGGAACTTGTTGGCGGTGTTGCTCAGGATGCCGGCGATCGAGTGAGTCGCCCACGCGGCAGCAAGGATCGGACGCAGGGTCGCGGCGTTCAAGCGACGCGGGCCGTCGTAGCCGTTGCTCACGGCCGCCTGGACGATCACCTCGCCGAGCGAGAGCTCACGGCGGGCCTTATTGGCCGCCTCGAGCGTCTTCTCGTCGTAGTGCCGCTCGGCACCGTGCAGACCGCCCTGGAGGGCGAAGGACGCCTCGATCACCTGCGAGGTGAGCGGGGCAGGGGTGGCGACGTGTACCGCCGGGGCGGCGGGCCGCTCGTCGCGCGTGGCGTTGAGCTTTTCCATCTTGCTGACCTTTTCGTTGAGGGCTTCGATCTGGGCCTTGAGCTCGGCGCTCTCGCTGGCCTGGACAGGGGCTTCCACGGCGACGATCGCCGGGGCTTCCACCGCGGCAGCCACGACGGGCTCCTCGATGGGCGTTTCGCTGGCGTGTTCCGCCATGGTTGACTCCTGGGCCTCTTCGGCCGCGATAGAGACTGCCGTGCTCCGATCCGCCCCGAGCGTCACGAATGACGTTTCGCGGAGGGTCGACGCACGAACGATGCGAACAGGCCCAACGTGGGACTGCCCGTTTGCGGTGGTGGCTTGGTCTTCGCCGAACTTGAGATGCCGACCAACGTCGGCCCCTACGCTTGCCTGCCACTGGTAGCCACCAGCGGCGAGGGCCAGCACTTTGCGGGCGGTCTCGCTGTCGGCGAGGATCTCGCCTTCGACGATGAGCTCGTTTCCTTGAACCGTGGGCACGCCCTGCCCGAGGATGCTCTCAAGCCCGTAGTCGTGGCCCATGACGATCGGCACGGTCGCCGGGAGCGTCATGCCGGCGAGGTCGATCACGACTGGCTCGCGGCTCCAGCCTTGGCGAATGGCCGCGCCGGTGTAGGCGACGATCCGAAACTTCTTCGGACCGGCCGCGGCCTCGCCTTCGGCGGCCTGTAGAAACGTCACGTTTGATGCGAGTTTGAGATTGTTGCTCATAGCCACTCCACGAGGTCGGTGATGTCGTCGAAGCCTTCAAAGTCTTCGTCGATCATTCGTTTGGATCTCCTTCGCCGCCGTAATTGACTTCCGGCGTCGGGTCGATAAAGAGGTTCAATTCCTTCATGAGCGCGATCTCGGCGGCGCGCTGCCGGAGCTCCACGTCCCACCGCTTGCCCTGCCGGGAATACTCAGCGGCGAGTGTGGTCGTGTGCGTGCGGAGGCGCTTCTCGGCTGCCTCTGCCTCCTTGTTCGGGTCGACGTGCTCCTTGCCGTCCCACACCCAGCCCCAATTCCACTCGGAGAAGGGCGGCAGGCCGTCGGGCAGCACGCCGGCGAGCGACGCCTCGTTGACCCACGCGGCGAGCACGCGGTCGAGCATTGTCCGCTCTAGCTGGTCGCGCTCGACCCGCTGATTCATCGCATGAACTTGGTGATCCATGCGGCCGGAGGCGTAGTTGTAAGACGACGAATCGAGGGCGGCGACGTTGTAGGGCAGTTGGAGGCAACGGGCGATCTCATTGAGGATCGCACGCACGAACGCCGGGTATTGCGTCGTCGGCTGCTCCGCCTTGAGTTGCGAAATGTCCCAGCCCTCGGGCAGCGTGGTGAGCGTCCGCTTGCTGATCTCAAGCGCCGCAAAGGCGTCGACCTCGTCGACCTCGGCCGCCGGGCTGTTCGAGTGGATGAACGCCGCAAGGTCGGCCGCCGTCTCGGCCGCCGCGATCACGGCCTCGGTGTAGCGGCGCAGCTGGCCGAAGAGCTTGAGCGCCGGGGCCACCTCGGGCACGCCGCGATTTTGGCCCGGCCGCGATGGCTTGAACCAATGCACCATCTGCGACGCAGGCACCCGCTGAAACTGGAGGTTGTTGATGCGGTAATTACTGCCGGGGTGAAAATTCAACACTTGGTAGGCGATGACGTTGCCCACCTCGTCGAACTCCAGGCCGTCGACCGTGTTGCCCTCGGGCGTGATCGTTTGCCGCATCAGCTCGGTCGGCGTCGCCACCATCTCGGCTTCAACAAGCCGGAGGTCGAGTTGCACGCCCGCGAGTCGCGGGTTGTTGATCATGAGGGCGAAGGCTTCGCCGTCCACAACCAGCGCCTCACGCATCGTGCGGAGTTTGGCCGGCAGATCGACCAGCCAGCCCCAGTCGAAGAACAGCCGCTCCACCTGGCGGGCGGCCTCGTCGTCACCGATGTCGAGTTGCAGCCGGGGGCCGGTGCCGATCAAGTCGTTGGCGAGCGTGCCCGAGATCCCGGCGAGGTACGAGTTGTTTGCCCGCTCGTAGCGTGCCCGGTTGCGGAGCGTGCGGCGGACGCTCGGCGAGAGGGCCGCGTCGGCCGCGAAGGCGTCGGCGTTGCTCCAGTGGCGGTAGTCGTCGCCACGCTCGGCGGCGTCGTACTTTGCACGCACGACCGGAACCGCCGCGGGGCGGGGCGTCTGCCGGCCTCGGAATAGGTCGAGAAACGCCACCTAGATCGTTCCCGGCGGGATGATGCGATTGAACCGGAGGCCGCGGTGCTTGTTGGTGCCGGCCGCCGCAGCCTTGGCCGCGAGGTACTTGTCGGCCTCGATGATGTCGACGAGGTCGTGTGCCTCGACCTCGCCGGCGTCGGTGCGGACGCGCTTTGGGCCGACGGCCGCCTCGGCGAGCTTGTTGGAAACTTCGTCGCTCATTGCTGCGACGGTAGGCTAAAAGCCCCTAGAGACCGTAGGGGGTGTCGCCGGCTATGCGGCCACCCAGTCGCTACCCTGCCTGCGGTAGCGATGCACCTCGGCGAAGCAGAGCCGCCGCGCGATCATCTCGGTCGACTCAGAGAACACTTGCAGAATGCGGCCACGCTCCAAGACGCCGGCCGCCACCAGGGCCGCCGATAGCGCCGAGGCTATGCCGCGGCCGCGGTGGCGTTCGTCGGTGAACATTTCGAGCGTCTGCGAGCCCTGCCAGATGTGCGAGGAGGCCCAGCCCACGAGGGCACCGTCGGCGTGCCAGAGGGCGACGGGGGCGCAACTCGACGCCTCCCCGTTCATCACGCCGATGACCTCACGCTGGAAGTCCGAGCCCTGACGGCAGAGGCGGCGCGCAATGGCGACACAGTCCGAAGGGTCAAGCCCGTCCACGGTTGCGATTGTGATTTGGTTCACGTCTTGAGCCTCTTCACGGTGATAACACGTTTCCCGTCTGGCCCGGCGGGGATAGAGACCTTGCGCCGCTGGCGGCCGCCAGCCTCGGTGGCGATCGGATGGACGCCGGCGATGCTCGCGGCGACGGCCGAGCCGACCAGGCAGTCGAGCCAGTGGTTGTCGCGACCCGCCATTTTCCATTCGTCCACGACACGGCCGCGGGCCTCGGTGCGGACCGGGTATTCGGCCGTCAAGTGCTCAAACAGGAGGTCGTGCTCACCGGCGTGGAAGGCGATCGACTCGGGGTCGCCCATTGCCAGTCGCAGCCGCGCCGCCACGAACGTCTTGTAGAAATTCGTGTCGTAGAGAACCGACCGTTGGCCCTCGCTAATCTGGCCGACCTTCCACGCCAGGCCGATCCGGTCGCCCCTGCCTTTCTTCTCGCCGATCGGCTGCGAGCTCGCACCGATACCTTTGCCGTGGCTCGGCAGGATGGCACCGGCAAACGGCGTGCGGCGACAAAACGTCCGCACCGTCCCGGTGCTCTGCCCCCAGTTGGCGTCGATCAGGAGTTGGGAGATCCGCATGGCGGCCCCGTCCTCCCGCGTCCAGTCGCGGCCGAGGAGAAGTTTCGCCACCTGCTCTAAGCCAGCATTCAACGCCGCCTCGAACCCGGCACCCTTGGCTGCCTGGGCGAGCGTCCGCTTGGCGTGCTTTGCCTCAAAGAACGTGGACGCCTGGTCGGGGTAGCACCCGTAGGCCACAACGTGCCCGCCGAAACTCTGGTTCCACGAAGCCACCAGCCAGAAGAGGAGTTTTTCCTGAACGTCCACGAACGCCGTGAGCGTCTGGTGGTCAAGTGGGATTTTCCCACGCTCCAAGGTCGTGGCCCGTAGGGCGAGGCTGCGCTTGTCGAGTTTGTCGCTGGCGATGTCGTCGGCGATCGGTTGGTTTTGATACTCCGCGAGAAACGCCGACTCGCCGCGGTCGATGCGGAGGTTCCATGCGTGCTGGATCGCGGAGAGCTCGTCTTCGTTCTTTCGCTCGGGCCACGCCACTCGAGACCCGGCGTCCATGGCGGCTTGATTTGCCCGGTAGTGCTCGTGGGCTGCCGCGGTGCCAGTGCCGTTGCGTTGCCCCTCGCGGCGGAGCTCGGCGTATTGGCTCCAGAGATCTTCGGCCGTCGGCCAGTCGTAGACGAGGCGCGTCCGCTCGCCCTGCCACGCCGGATGCTTGGCCCGGTCGAGCAGACGGTCGGCCAGGTCGTCGGGGCGGATGACGGTGATCGTGGCGAGGCCGCTGATCTTCGCGCCCGGCCCGGCGAGGCCCAGGATTGCACCGGAGAGGATTCGCTCGCGTGTGGCGCACTGCGACGGCGAGCCGGCCGACTCGTCGGTCTGCGGGTCGTCGATCAAGACGAGCGACGGCCGCACCGTCTTGCCGTCCGCCCGAATGTGCTGGGCTCCTCGGATGCGGCCGGTGATCCCGGCCACCCGCACAGCGGCGCCGGCCGACGGGGCGCCGGGGATCCAGGCCAATGTGATCTGGTCGGCGGTCCACTCGAGTTGCGTCGGCTGCCCGTTGTAGGTCTGCCCCTTGGCTCGCTGGCTGATCCGCTCGAGAGCCCGAATTGGGTAGCACGCGGCCGGGAAGTCCTCGAGCAGCAAATCGTTTGTCTCGAGATGCACCTTGATCACGTCGAGCATCTGGCAGGCGATCGCCTGGTCGGCACCGACCAGCATCACAAACGGCCGATGGCCGCAGAGCACCGACCAGAGGCAGGCCCAGATACAGAGCGTGGACTTACCGGAGCCGCGCGGCATGGCGAATGCGAAGAGCTCGCCACGCAAGACGGACGCCTCAATCTTGCTGATCGCCGTCAGGTGGTCGGGCGACCATGCGAGCGGAAACGATTCCTGCCCGTACGTCTCGCAGAATTGCCGGAAGTTTCTCAAGCAGGCGTCGCGGCGTTTCGGGTCGACAACGCCGGGTAACTCGCCGATGTCGCGGGCCGTCGTGGTGATCGACCTCGAACGCTTGCCGGCGTCCGCCTTCTGGCGGTCGTAGCGGTCACGAGCCTGGTTTTCGCGGAGCGTCCGGTCGGAAGTGCGTGCCATGCGGAAAAAGCCCGTGATTCGTAACGCCGCAAGCGGAAAAGGCTTTTTTTCTAGGGAAACTCAACCGCCAGCCGGCCGCCAGTGGTCAAAAACAGTGTGAAAACAAGGTGGCTCGCCGGTGAGGCTTCCGGTAGGTAGACGGGGAAGAACCTACCCCCCCCCC